GGGGAACGATTCTGAGTTGTCTGTCTGAGTCTCAGTGGAAGTTTATGATGGTGTTGCTCAAGGCATATCTCTATCATAAACAACATCCAGAAGCCCAAGCTAACGATCCTGCTCCACCGTTCTAACACTCTTGGTACTTGACTTTTACGACTCAACGACTGCATACTAGTGTAGTCGTTGAGTCAGTCTTTTATGACCAAGGGAGAACTGGTGAAAATCATGCGTGATCCCAAAGTAGAAGCAAAACTCAAAGAGTGGGATTATATATTTCGCTATCACAGCGCCATTGACTTTACCTTAATTGATATTCTTGGAGCTAAAGATAATCCAGCTCGCTATGGTAAGCCGATAGACCAAGAACGCATAGATAATATGTCAGTAGCAGCTAAAAGTGGTTCAGAATTTCCTGCTATTGTGGTATGCCGTAATATTGATCCCGGATTATACCGATATAATCTCGGCGAAGGTTCTGGGTTACATCGCGTGCTGGCTATGCGTAAAGCTGGTATTAGCGAATGTGATTGTTATGTTGTTAGTGAACCAGACGCTGATAAACGTAAGATGTTACCAACTTTACTAAATGCTATTGAAGGACAAACTAATAGTGCGGTCGACCGTTACCGCGCAATACTCGATGCGTTAACCAATAAATTCGGTAATCGTGATACCTTATGCGGAGCCTATGCTGTTAAGGTAAGCAACTACAACAACTGGGAAAAGCTTGAAAAGCTAAAGCAACGATTAGAGCGTATGGGCTATTCACCGGCTAAATTTAACAATGAAATTATTAAAGAATTTGGTAAAATAACAAATGACCGTGTTCTACAACGCGTTATCTCTTTTGTACTTGATTACAAAATAAGTCTGTCTGGAGTACAAGAACTGCTTCGTGATCTGGACAATTGCGCGGTTAGAGAAGAAGCATCTTGGATCACTGTAGTTGAAAAGCATATCGCTAAACAACCACGTCCCAGTCAAGGAAACATTAAAGCTCGCCAGCGTCTAGCTTGTGATAAGTGGTGTGATTACATTAACAATGCGCTCAGCTTATGGAACCGTGAAAAACAAAACGTCATTGATGGCCCAGAAGATCGGGTTGGTTGTTGTATTGACGATGCGCTTCACATGCTCAAAGTGCTAAAAGGTGAGCATATGAAACGGGTTAATTTTAAGAGGAGCGCATGAGTTGGCGACGCTGTGTGCGTAACCGTCTGTCTTCTGGCAAGTGGATCCCTATCCGTGACCTCTTTGACGAAGTAATCAATGATATTCCGCTACATCATGCATTTCGCCACGCTGATCGATTAGGTAAGCCTGATGCAAGCCTATTTGAAGCGAGGTTTAGATTATTTATAAACGAGTTATCAATGCTTAAGCTGGAGAAGGATACTAATGGTCCGTATTCATACCCAAACACCAAGGTCCGTTTATATCACCATTCAAGTGAAGACCCCGAGAAGCAATTTCTTATTAAGATAATCACTAAATGGGGAAGCCCATTACATCAGGACCATTATCAAACGAATGAACCAAGCTGACTTCGACACCATCGTTGGTAAGATACCATCGATGACCAAACAACAGATGACGGATCTGCGCCGTCGTTTGTTGTTCTTTATGGGCAACCAAAAAGACAGTGTACCCGACCAAGACTGGCTCTTACAAGGTATTATCGAAGTATTGCGCGAGCGTGGAATTGGTCAAATGGTTCCACCCAACTTTCGCATTAAGAATGTCAAGAGTTTTGGTGAATACGAGACACAAGCCGACCGTGTGCGAGAGTTGTTGTCTACTGCTATTCCAAACATGGGGTTGACCGAACAACTTGCGCTTGGTGTATTATGCGCCAGAGCATTAGCTACTTATCTTGGTAAATTCACCGAAATCAGTTTACACTCCATGTTGTTTTATGTCGCGCGTGTACCAGAAGCATTGGATGATTCATATCCCAACTATCTCGCATCTGGTACTTTGGCATTTATAATTCGACACGCTCGTTGAGATAGTTCTTGACATTCACTTTGTACTCTGGTAGTATATGCGCTCTATAACAGGAGCGTACCATGTCTACTGAAAAATGCTCGATTTGCGGTGATCCGCATTTCCCCGATGGCGTACATAACGCCCAACCAGTTAATAATGGACGATGCTGCGGTATCTGTAATGTTACCGTTGTTATTCCATTGCGTATGCAGCGTTTGAGCGAGGGTCGCAACCCTCGCGAAGTCTTACCAGAAAAAATATAGTACCCTAGCTGGGAGGGCCTCATATTAGAGGATAGCCCAGACGAGGATTGGACGGTTAGTGCCTCGCTCATGGAAAAACCCCGTCAGCCGGTGGGATGGTGACTCCTAACGTCCGCGACCGGCATTTTCTGGTAGATACGCGTCGTATACTAATACTGCGGCACAATCGTCTCATTGACGATGTGTGTTTAAGTCTCGATGATGTTTGTCCAAAATGTTACAACCGTAACATTTAAATCTAATAACCAGGTTGGTGATACGTGTCTGACAATGCATTAGCCACGTCACTACAAGAATCAATAATAGCCACTCTGGTATTCGTCACCGATAATAATTCCAGACTAATCTCCAAACTAATCGAACTTGAATGGTTTGAAGACCCTTACCGAGACATCGCTGCACGTTGTGTCGAATACTGGCAGAAATATAATAAAGCACCAGAAGGCACACACGTAGATGACCACTTTGACTATATTCTGTCTGACCCCTCGCACAAACAACACCAGTTGTACAGTCGCATTCTGCGCGGTATGCTGGCTATCAGTGGCTCATTAAACACCGAGTATGTTCGTTCACGGTTGTTTGAGTTTGCCAGAAGACAAAACCTCAAACGCGCCATATTTGAAGCCGGTACCATTCTTAGTCAAAGTCAATCTCCAGAAGACTATGACAAATGCGACGCCATCTTATCGGCCGTCAGCAACTTTCAATCAATCAACCAGCAAGAGCTAGGTTTTCCATTAAGTAATACCGACCGCTCATTGGCGTTTCTGGATAAAGACCCTTCTATTACCCGACTACCACTACAAATACCAGAACTCGACAAAGAAGGTATCAATCCCGGTGTGGGTGAATTATTCTTATTCATGGCACCGCGCGGGCGTGGTAAGTCGATGGGATTACACCACATCGGCAAAGTCGCTATGAACACGCCTGGTTGGGATGCATTACATATAACCTTGGAGAATAGCGAAGATGCTACCTCACAACGCTATATGCAAAGCAACTTTAACTTGGCCAAACGCCGTGACAATGACAACATCACCGAATTCGACCGTGACGATATGGGACGTGTTGTCGGCTTTGTGCGTAGCAACAATCCAGCACAAAGCATGGCACCTTATGCCGGTGAAACGTATGAGTCAGCTAACCAGCGTGTCAAAGATTATCTCTATAAAGAAATTGCCAAGTTTGAAGGTAAGTACACGGAACAACGTCTGTCACGCTTATGGATCAAAGAGTTTCCATCAGGTGATTTGACTTATGACAAGCTGGAAGCCTTTTTAGACCAACTGGAAATTGTACATCGCTTTGTACCTCGTATCATATTACTCGACTATCCCGACTTGATGGCATTTGATGACCGCCACGATCCCAGACATGGTATTTCCCGACTAATCATTAAACTACGTGGGTTAGCCAAAAAGCGTAACTTGGCCATGGTCATCGTGTCACAAACCAATCGTGCCGGCGAGAACGCCAAACAGGTAGATACCGAACATACCGCCGAGGACATTAGCAAGATAGCCACGGCAGATTATGCATTATTCTATTCGCAAACCAAAGCTGAACACGAATTGAACATTGCTCGTTTATTCGTAGGTAAAGCGCGTAATGAACGTCAATGGTTCTCAGTAGTAATTTCGCAGAACTACGCCAGTTCTCAGTTTTGTATTGATTCGGTACGAATGGGTAAGAGTAAGGACTATCACAAGTTGGTTGATGATTCGTCACCAACTCCTGCGTATAACACTAAGATGGCAGCCGAATGAGAACTGGACCTTTTTGGCGAGAATACCCACAAGCAGCAACAATGACGTGTGCAAAGTACTGCTGGTGTTGGCTATGGGTCAGCAAAGATGGTAGTATCTTTGCTATCGAATGGGAAGACTTTTGGTTATGAGACTATTAGTTTGCGGTGGCCGCAACTACAACGACGCAGAATCAGTGTTTGAAACACTGGACTCTCTTGTTGTCGAACGTGGTCCAATCGAAGTACTGATACACGGTAATTCTCGTGGTGCCGATACATTAGCAGATGATTGGGCCACCGAACGAAAGATAGACGTTATCTCCGTCCCAGCCGACTGGCGTAAGTACGGACGGGCGGCTGGTCCCATGCGTAATGCAGAAATGCTAAGACATGAACCTGACGTGGTACTTGCGTTCCCTGGTGGGAAAGGTACACGCAGTATGGTTAAACTGGCACGAGCCGCCGATATTCCGGTGATTGAACTAGATGAATAAACTACCAGAAGACGAATACGATATTATCATGGAAACCTTGCTCAATCTGATGCGTCGCAACAGCATTGCCACTGGGCACGGAGATACTATTATGGAACTAATTGCGACAATCAATGCCTCCATAATTGATCTTCGAGCCGAGCTACAAACCTTACGGAAAACTAAATGAATGAACTACCAGAAGACGACCAGCGTTTAATAGACGCGTTGGAGTTATTGATGCAGCGTTTGTCCAAGTTTGTTGGTCAAACACTCACTAACTCCACCGTGTTAGCGATTCGTTCTACAATCGAACAGACACGCAGCGATTTTAAACGTAACCACCAGTATGACTTTCCACCTTTAGTACCTTTGATACTCCCCACCAGTGGATTTATTGCTTGGTTCCGGCAAGACCTGGATGATGAGGAAATTCGTATTAAGGTACTTAACCTGTTACGTGAACTTACCATCAATAGATTACCAGTTGGCGCGTATGAACTGGCACAGGCTATGAAGCTGGCGTGGCCTTCATATAAACCAGATATTGAAGGCTACAGGAACGCGTACCAAGTGCGTTTATTGCAGTGACGCATCAGAACTCGTCAGACAGCAAACACACGCATCAGCGCTCACGGTAAGGCGACCCTATGACCCTTCAACGACTGACTGACCTATGATGTACGTACTGCAAATCATCGAACGTATGGATGGACTGCGTGTCGATGGTCTGTCTGGTATGTATGTGCAGGAGTATGATCCCAGAGTAGATTTTGATATGAACTTTACCTTAATTGTTTGTGACGACATCAAAGAAGCTAAACTGTTTATTGATGAAGGTGAAGCACACGAGTATTTTCGCCAGGTGTGTCCCAATCATCCAACACTAAGTAATGGTAATCCCAATCGTCCTTTGACTTGTTGGCATGTGCAATTAATACCGGTCAACATTCGAGAAGCTAATGCCTGAAATGCGAAACTACGCGGTGCAGGCACAACGTATAGAAGACAAAGACGGTTACGACGATTTCCCAACACCACCATGGGCCACACGCGCTCTTTTGCAGCATGTGATTGGCACTAACTGGCAAAACAATAATTGTTTAGAACCTGGTTGTGGTGCCGGGTATATGTCGCGCACACTTGCAGAATACTTTGGTAAAGTAGATGCTTTTGATGCGGTGAATTATGGTAATAATCAAATACGAGACTTTCTTACCTATGATTATCCAGAACGTCAATACGATTGGATAATTACCAACCCACCCTTTAAACACGCTGAGGAATTTACCCGTAAAGCCATAAGACTGGCTAATCTTGGTGTGGCGATGTTTGCTAGAACCTCTTTTGTCGAAAGTGTTGGTCGATATCAACGTTTGTATAAGGAAACACCACCATCAATTATTGCATTCTTCACTGAACGTGTGCCTATTCACAAGCATAATATGGAACGTGACAACACAACCGCGACGTGTTATTCTTGGTTCGTCTGGCTAAAAACCAAACAACCTTGTAAGCCAATTTGGATACCACCTTGCCGCGCTGAACTGGAACGAGACGAAGACTACAATTCACCACCAGGTATTCAGCGCCGCGTCATACTCTAAAAACCTCTTACCGGAAATAAGACGATGATAGCTCGTTCTGCGATGTCCAATTACGTGGCCAGACCGGCCGACAATTTTCTCTGGATGAAAGAACTAACTGATCAGCAGTTGGACGAACTGTTATCCGAGATACGTCCACAGGTGCGTAAGGAGGTATTCAGTCTCAACAACGCCCAAAAAGTATGTTTTCTAATTGGTGTAGCTTACGGCTGTTTTGTGTTTCACCTCGACATGGGTACAGGGAAAACCAGAGTTACTTTAGAATTAGTCTACTGGTATCTACAAGCCAATAAAATGAAGTGTGGTCTTATTCTCGCCAACACCGATGAGGTAGTGGAAGGATGGGAAGACGAAATTATTAAATGGAAGATTGACG